ATCACCAGTACCTACAGCAGTATCTGAAATTGCCCCACCACTTGCATCTCCAACACAGGTAAATGTTAAATAGACAATGCGGTTATTATCCTTGCCTACTTCTGAAACATTTATGCTGACGCTTCCGGCAGCAAAAGCGGTTGCTGTCAGGAACAAGCTTAAAACTAACGTTAAAAATAACTTCTTAAACATACTATTCTTCCTCCTTATTTGGTCTTCCTACGTAGTCTTCAAATTCAATTAACCCATTTAAAGACCCAATCTCATAAAACCTGTCAAACACTTCATAACCTTTCAGTTTATTCATAGACACCAAAGAACAAAATAGTTCTTTGAGTTCACGTCCATAATCATACATAATACATTCTTTAGAAAATACCGATAATCCGTAATCAATATAAGTTAAACCTTCATCATATCCATAATGTATAACTTTATTATTATAATACACAACATTGCTTCTGTCGTATTTTCCTTCGTTCTTGTACACAACCATCATTGAAGGAAAACCGGACGCCATAAAAGCTACTTCCACATCTGAATAATCAATTGGTAAATAAGAATCCCCGTACATAACAAAGAATGTATCATCTAATAAATAGTTTGCGTTTTTTATAGCTCCCCAAGTACCGAGTCCATCATCCTTGCTATATCGTATCTGCACTCCGAATTTTGAACCATCACCAAAGTATCTTTCTATATGTTCGTGCAGGTATCCGGCACATATAATAATATCTGTGACGTGATCTTTTATCAATTCTATCTGGTATTCAAGAAATGGTTTATTGTTGATCTTTATCATACACTTTGGTGTGTTGCTGGTAAGTTCACCTAATCTTGTACCCTTTCCCCCAGCTAAGATTACCATTTGCATTTTATTTCTCCTTATCAACAAAAATCTCTATATCATTTTCATCTTTTGGTATCAGTTTATTCATAGTATCTATGTCAGCTGCCACAATATCATTGTAATCTACAGGTTTTATAACCCACCAATCGTGGTTTCCTAAATCATCTAAGCAGGTATCTGATTGTATATCAAGTCCCAATTCATTAAAAAATTCATCCACAGCTTTCTTGACATGGTTTATCTCACATTCTATTTTATCACTACCATCTTCATTTATGAATATAGGATCATTGTAATCGTGCCCTGCAACTAATCCGCCTTTTTTCACTTTTGGATAATAAAGTTCTAAATCTCTTTTTACATATTCATATGAATGATTTCCATCTATATACGCAAAATCCAGCCCATTTTCTATTTCGCTAACAGCATTCTCTGAGTATTCCTTTATAATTTGTACTCTACCCATATATGGTTCTAAATTTTTTAGCATTAACTCATATGTACTATTATGAAATTCTTGTGTCTGAGTACCTTTAACTTTCTCAAGTTCATCATATATTTCATATGGATCTACAAGATATAATTTTTCTATATCTAAATTCTTCAACATACTCATTGCGTTCATGCCATAAGATGTACCAATTTCTACCCCAACTAAACCTTTCTTATCTTTTAGTACATTTAAAGACGGTCTATTTATTTGCTCTAAGCGCAATCTGGCTATGAACTCATCCATATCATTTAGCATTGTATCGGAATCTATACACCTATAATCTTGAACATAACGAAATGTGCAAAAGGTTTTTAGCCTATTCTCTTTTACGCAATGTCTTTGTTCTTCGTGCCCAATTATGTAGCTGGGACATGCACACAACAAAGATAAATGCGTGGGACCTGACTGAGAGCTGACACACAACTCTGCGTTACACAAATATTCCATTATTTTATCAAGCTTGTCTTCACCTTCATACTTGATCATATTGATTATATTTTTACCTTCAAGGTCTTCTAAGCAAGCGCCACCGGGGATTCCAGCTGTGACTACAATACGGTTCTGCGAAAGACGGAGTACAAACTCTCTCCATATATACTCCGGGATATTCCGCTGTGGGGCTCTTGCCCTTGCACGAGGGAATACTACGATTATTGGTTTATCAAACTGCTCCCTTATATTTTCTGTGGAGCTGTATCTCGTAAAGACTTGTGGTTTATTCATGAGAAAAGTACTATATCCTCTTGGAGGCCAGATTTCCACCGCTTTGCTTGTGTCGTAGAACTGACGGAAATACTGTAACAGAGATGCATAAACATCCGGTGGGGTTAAAGAGCCGGGGGGACTACCGGGTAGCACGCTCTCGTAGCAATCCGGTTCCAAACCCAATTCTCCAAACCACGGAGGAAGCTGAATTGTGTGTGAGATGAAGTCTTTCACCAAAACATGGTACTGTGTAGAACTGAAGAGAATAAACTTATGGTTTGGGTACACTTTATGCTTTAAATATCGTAGATATCCCTGCATATACTGCAGGAACCACCCGAACTCAGAAATTGCAAAGCTTACGACAGTAGGTTCGTCAAAATATAAATCTGGTTTTTCATCCATGTATCTATTCCCCATTTAAAAATTCTATTGGTGCATATCTTCTTCCATTAGCCATTTAGTATAATCCTCCACTTTTATAACTACATTATACCACATTCCGGCCCAGAAGTCAAGGATTATTTTAATTATTTTTTATTATCTTGTAAGTCCCTTAACTTTTTCTACTGTTCTAATAACTGCAAGACCTAACATTGCTGTTAATAACTCCAGCAATCCAGAAATAGCACTTACTGGATATGGAAGAATTGCCATAGCTACATAACACATTTTTGTCCAAACGATTGAAATAACAAGAAATTGTGGTATATAATAAAGTCCAAGACTTATTGCTAACACCCATCCTACTGCTGGACGCCACCCACTTACCCAAACACTTCTATGTGCAGCTGAAATTTTATTAATCTCTGCTTGCAACTTCATTGGTTCCATTTCCATCTTCTTTCGTATAATAGCAGCTGCTTCCTTCTCTTCTGGTGTCTCTACAAATTTATCAATAGCATCAGAGATCCCGCCAATAATTCCTTCAGCAGTACCACCAAAAATCTTACCAATAATACCTAATGCACTCATTTTTATACCTCCGTTAATTCATAATGAACTAAGTCTTGAAAATCTTGATCTGTTATGGGTTCAAGATCTCTATCCCAATTGCCTCCCCATCGTAGACCAATGCCTAAATTTTTGGCACAGGTCAATATAACACCGGCTAAAAAGATACAGTGTCTTTTATCCCACGACAACTTATATCGTATATACGGTGCAGCATCAACTGCCAATGATGGCATAGAATTATGTTTACCATTTGGAAATCGTACCTTCGATTTATCCAAACTAAAATATCTATCCTGCTCTGCCTTGCCTCTGTGCCCTTGTATAATAGAAAAGTCAATAAGTTCCACTCTTAGAGCTTCAGTCATTACTAATTTTAACGAGGGATGTACTGTCTCTAATTCTGTTATAGATTTTCTACTAAAATGTAACATTATTCTTTCTTCTCTATTAAAAATTTATAAATATCAGTTACTTTGTCATCTATTGATATTAGAGAACCTCTAATCTCACAGTTAGTTTCTTTCTGAGCTTCAGTCTGAGCCTCTAAAACTTTTATAAACCCAGAATTATCTGATATTCTGCATATACTCCAACCACCTATTGATAAAAGGGCAGTTAACATAAGTACAGTTATAGTCTTAGTCCAGAATGTCATAGTTACCTCGCCTCCACAAGAATTAATCCGGCGTGGAAATTATTTGGTGTCGCGTTTGTCGTTGCTGTAACTTTACAACCAACGCGGATTTCTTTAAAATAACCAACAGCTGTAACGTCAATAACTTTATCAATAGTCATTGTAGCTGTAATATCGCCGGTAGCAATAGATGCAGCTCTAGTGTAAGTATTAGATCTACCCTCTATTCTGTATATTAAATGTGAAGCTGCTAAAGTCGCAGCACATATCTGAACAGCAACGTGATCAGCTCGTGCGGCGTACCACCCAGAGGTTGCAGCACTGCCACCGCCGGATGTATAGACGTAGCTCGTCGAATCTGGCTCAAAACCATCGTGGATGATCACTGCGCCATGAGTTAGTATAGACATGAATTGTCACTCCTTTTATATATTATATATTTTTCCTTCAACATTAACAGTAGCATCAACAGTAGAATTAAGCAAGTCAGAATCAGGTTCAGTATGAGAGAGTGAAATTATTTGTAGGAAGGAATATTGAAAAAGAGGGTAGAGCTTCTCTACCCTCGAGTATTTTTTAATTTCGTGTTAATTTAGTTGCAGTGGTATTTGCATCAAATATCCACATGTATCCGTCAAGACCGACATACAAACTACCGATAAGAGTTGCATTTGCAGCATCTCCTGCCATAGAAAGTAAAGTAGCGGCAGCAAGAATACTCGCTTCAGTAGTCTCAGCTCCGAAGAAAATGTATTGTTCAGCACCTAATTGAATGTATGAAGTACACTTTATTTTGTTTCCATCAACGCTACCAGTTACATTACCAGTTATATTACCAGTTACATTACCAGCTACAGCACCAGTCAAATCACCAGTTATAGTAGTAAAAGCTCCAGTAGTACCCGCTATTGCAGTAGCAGAGACAGTTGCAAAACCTCTGATTGTTTCAGTTCCTAAAAGACCAACAAGGTTGGACCTTTGGTGTGAAGTGCCCATATGTATCATCTCCTTTTGTTTGGACTCAGCAATTACTATGGGTTAATAATTACTAACTCTAGACCAGGAAAGTCTAGACTCCATTTATTTTTTAGTTAGAATCCACGTTTGTGGTGGACCGTGTTTCACTTCAATAACAGTATATCCATGTTGTTTCTTTAGAGTTTCTGCTACCTGTAAATTCGTTGTTTTTATATTGCTTTGTCCAACAAGTTTTATAGCTTCCGTCTTGCCAAACTCAGCTTCTCTTTCTACTGACTCAAGAGCTGTCATTGCACTACCAGTTTTATACTGACGTGCAACTTGTCTAAGTTCTCTCTCAGTCATTTCAAACTCTTTAAGGAATTCACTCAATGGTTCATTAACCATAGTTACATCTTTTTTAAATATTCTATCTTTAAGTTCTTGTGGCGTTATTTTAGCTTTTGTAGGATCTTCTGCAACAACTTCATTTATAACAGGTATTACATCCTCATTACTAAAGAAATCGTCATCCACATCAATTTCTGTAGGATTGTCTACTTCTTCTGGATAGAGTTTATTATACTCATCCATCGTAGTTTTATGACTTCCTCTTACGTGTGAATCAAGTCTCTTAAATCCTTTACCACAAATTCTACATTCTATCAGTTTTTCCATATCCTTACCTCCATAAGGTCTTAGCAGCCTCCGCTACTTTTTCAGTTTCTTTAGCTGTGGCCCAATTGGTTTAAAATTATCAATATATATCGCTCTATACGATCCTTGCTTTCCATATGCTTTGTTTATATCTTTGATATATCCTTTCATACCTTTATGAGCTTTTGCGTGTGTTCCGTAAACTGTTCCACCATATTTCCAGGTGAAAAGTTTATTCATATCATATGATACTTTTGGTACATCATCTGATAAACGCATAAGTGTAGCATTCTGTATCGCAAGAATACTCGCTGCGCTCAGGTCTGGAAAGTTTGTAGCTGTAGGATAGAGTTCATCCTTGTCTGCAACAATATTTGTTGCTACAGCTGTTACTGATTTTGCTGATAACGTCAATTAAACCACCTTTTGTATTCCCCGAAAAGTGAGAGGAGAGAGGTGGGGAATGCCTCTCTTTCGGGGTATACCCTATCCTCTCACATATACTTCTTATCTAAATCTTAGATTAAGAAGTAGAAAGATTGTTCGCATACCAATATCTCCAATTGGTAACACATCCGCCGTATCGAGCAAATATAGAAGCGAAGTAATCCTTATTAGTCTCGTCCTGCCAGAAGTCTAATTCAACATCCTGTCTGTCAGTAGCCATAAGACCTTTTTTCTTTCCACCAAGTAACCAAGCCGTCGAATCGTCGAGATAGGCCCAAGTTACTGGTTCTATGATTCCCTTTAACACATTTGTAGCATTATCGAAGTTAGTAGGAATTAATGTAGAGTTTAAAATCTCCACTACTGTAAATTTGTAGCTAGGATGAATTAACAAAACATCAGGTTCCATGTCGATAATCGTGTCTCTCTCATCTCTGTTATTATCATTAACATAAATGAGATACTTTAGCTGTATATTAGCGTGACTAAAGGTTTCAGAGCTATCAAAGTTCGTATAGGTCGTTCCTGCTTTACTTACGTGAGCAGAGCCGAAAAATACGTCACTATCATAAATCTTGTCACCACTCGAATCATCAATAACACCAGTTATAGTACCATTGAATACATCGTGTCCTGCCGTATAAGCTCCCTTGTTTATAAACTTAGCGTAAAATTTCTCCTGTGTTATAGGAAATTTCTTACCCCAAGTACCAACTGTATCTGCCAATATATTACTAACCTTCTGAGCATCTTTGACAGTCTCATAAGAGAACCTTACCAAACGTGCCCAAGAGCGGTTTTTACAAATAACAGTATAACTTTCAATTGGAGTGTCAGGTTGAATATCCTCACTTTCCGGTTTTTCTAATAGTTCACCAAGTCCAATTGCAGTCGTAAACTTTGTATATGCCTCGTTTGATTTTACAACTTCAAAGAACATATCCCATTTCGGGGGAGTTAGGTCATAATTCTCCCAAAAATAATTATAACTGTCTCGTTTCATCATTTCTGTAAATTGTGAGCGTCTTCAATAAACTTATGTAAGATTCTTTAAAATCTTACCTCCTCATTTCTAAGGAGATTCGGACTATATCATCATCCTATTAGGATGCCGAGCACTCGTGTCAGACTTATTGGTTATAGCGTCCTCATCTGTTAGTCTCTGAACCTTCTAACCTACTATTTACTATATTCAGTTAGCTTGGCTGCTGATTGCCATACCATATATTAATCAATCTTTTTAGTCTATTTTCCCAATGCATACGATTAAAATTAGTTCTTATATGACATGTAGGACAAAGTGTAATAAGATTTGAAAAGTTATTATTACATTTATTATAGTCTATATGATGAACATGTAAAATGTCTAAAGAATTTTCACAAAGACTGCATTTATGTTTGTCTCTATCTTTAATTTTCAGTCTCAGTCTTTTACTAAACTCCGGTGGATAAAAAATATAATGCCCACCTCTCCAAGCAGGATTATTTTCTCCACTCATCCTATCAGACATAATTTGCAAAATCTCTTCATAATTTGTTGGGTACAATTCCTTATATGTCTTACCCTTTTTTCTTTTACTAGCATTATCTCTATATTCTTGCGTCTTAACACCAGACCACCACTCATGTTTCTTACCAAAGAAGGAATTTTTCTTTCCTATCATCCAATCTTCTGGTACTGTTTTACAATTAAACTTGGCCTCATATTCTTTTGGTGTTATATTATGTTTATCGAGATGTGTATTAGTTAAAGCTTTAAATTCTTTATTACAAATTTTACAAATCATAATATATACCTCATTGTATACAACATTCAAATTAATATATAACTTAGGTTTCCAGCAGTTCACTCGGTTGGCACTTAATTGTTACCAATTAAGGGTGCAATCGCTTACACCAGCCATACTGTTCCACCTCCTTTTTTATTTTTATTTTATCCTAATCCCTTAGGTTGTCTTTTTTCCGGTCTGATACCAACGATAACTGTACCATCGGTTTCATTTACATCATATATTACTAAAACAGCTTGAGAAGCTGCAGGGTCTGCCAGCTTTCCACACTGTTGTACTGTAGTCGTAGTTGATCCACTAACGTAGATTTCTGCAGCTTCACCCAGCAAACTAGTTGCCAAGCAACTTGCTACACTATTAGCGGCCTGATACGGCATTTCAAACTTATCATCTACGCCGTAAATAACAAAACACTTATCTTTACCTGCAGTACCACTTGAAACCCAAGTAGTAGCAGCTCCAGTCGTATCTTTAGGTGTATCAACCCAACCGAACAGGAACGTTGCTGTGGAAGTAGCAGCCGTAACATGACCAGTTCCACCGGCAAGGTAGCAGAATTTTCCACCTAACCTGCCAAAATACTGGGTAGCAGCCATCTTATATTCACGGCCTTTACCTGGTCCTTCAACATGTCCATAACGAATTTCACCCATACATTGTCACCTCACTTTACCTCTTTTCTTTGACTTAATCTATTATCCCGCATCTTCCATATATCTATAAGATCTGTGACTTCTAAATTTCTTTCTACAGCCTCAGCTTTAATATACTCGTCATTGGGATCATACTCTCCAGTCTTCCGACCAGAAGTATCTATTTTAATTTTACCCTCCGGTTCCGTAGTTCTTGTGGTAGTGTGTAAACTTGTATTGCCTACAGGACTTTCCACAAGATTGTCATTTTCCTCATCATCGAGGAATTCCTTTATTCTTTCGTCAATCGTAAGTTCATCCACTATTTTATTCTTAGCATCTTTCTTATGATAGACGAATTTCTCTAAAGTATTATCAAAAACAAAATCATCCTTAGTCAATCTTACAATCTGATCAGGACGTAGTGCTTTATGTTTCACAGCAGATTTTAGAATCTCTCCTTGCATCTTGTCTCTTTTTAAAGATTCTATATTCCCCTTTAGTTCCTCATTTACTTTATCTCTTTCAGCAAGAGCATCTTTCTTAGCAGTCTCTATACCTTCCATCTGATTTTTCAGATTATCGAGTTCTTTCTTAAATCGAATCTCCAATAACTCTGTTTCAGTCTTTTTGGCTAATTCTGCTTTTTCTGTCTCTTCTTTCTTTTTTGTCTCGTCAGCTTCTATAGCCGCAAATTTCTCTTTTAGAGTTTTAAACTCATCAGCATTTGGAGCTTCAGCCATTGCTTTTTCTAAATCAGCAAGCTTGGTCTGAAGTTTCTTTTTATCCTTTCGTTCCTCGTCTCGTTTTGCGTAAGCCTTTTTAGCTTCAGCTTTATGAAATTCAACGTCGTTCTCTTCTTCAATCTCTTTCTCTTTTACATCTATCAGTTTTTGAAGATCAGCGTCTTCAATATCATCGTCAAACTCGATGCCAAGTTTTTTTGCCTTATCTTTTAAATTCATATCCTACCTCCATAGGGTTTTAGTAGCTTCCGCTACTCTTCTTTTTTATGTTTCCCGACTTCTTCTTTATGTAACTCAGTCGATGTTTTAGAAGTATTACTCAAAGTCGTATGTGGATTTCCCTCACTACCAGTTTCATTATCCGGTCCAGTTTTTAGGGGTTCTACTATTCCACTGCCACCCTCAATTTCATTTTCCATCTCCATTCTTTCAGATGGAGGAGCAAGAGGTGTAATACGTCTTGCAATATTTTTCTGCATCACCTTGTTTAATCTAACCGAGAAATTCCTTTCCATTATACTAATGTGACTTGTAATTTCATCCTCTAGAGCACCAATATCAAATGAAGATGGATAGATAGTTTCTTCCAAATCTTCTGGATTTTTGCTCATATGGCGATAGACCATTTTACTTATTTCTCTTTCAAATATCTGGTATTTGTTGGCCTTATCCGCAAGAGCTGAATTAACTCCCATAAAATTCATTTGTGTTTGTTTACCTGATTTCGATGCATATAGATCTGATGTACCACCCTGCAATCCTGCCATCCTATACATTTCTTTAATATGATCTATAACTAACTTCCATATTGTATCTATATTATCGGTATTTGGAGAAATAAACTGTGGGGGCCATTTTGAATCACCATTTGCTGTCCATACAGATGAAGTTCCAATAGAGTAAAGTGGATCATCACCTTCCTCACTCTTTTCTGCTAAAGTACCATCATCTGGGATAACCAGTTGTGAAAATGTCTGTCTTTCTACTTGTTCATCTATACAGGAACACCAATTCATAACAATTCTATTTACTCTAACAATATCTCTTAACATAGAGTCGCCGACTTTATCATCATCTTCTTCTTTATGATACATCGTAATTATTGGAATTATGCCTAATTCATTCGGTCCCTTAGTAAGACTGCCATCATCAAACTTGGCAGGATTTCCATCTCTATCTTCTATGGACCACTCTGTAGTTGTTATTAATTTGTAGTGTTGTATTTCATCTCTTTTTACTTTTGGATCTATGTCATTATAATGTGTACTTTTAATAAGTATCCAATTATAATTTCCTTGGCTATCTACACTCCAGTCAACTATATCAGTCGGTTTAATTATTTTACAAAATGGTAACAAATCTCTTGTTTCCGCTTTTGATGCTTTTCTATCCGATTTATTTTTTACAACTGGTGGCATATCGACTATACAATGTACAACTCCATATACAGAAGCCAAAAAACCAGCACGTTTTGTAAATCTAGAAATATCTGTTCCTCTGTTATCAACATTTTTTCTAAATTTGTCTAAAGTATCGTCAGCTGGTCTTATGATGCTCTCTTTAAAAATAAAAGAATTATATATATTAGGTAAGGCTTCACAATAGTTTAAAAAGTATCCACGGTCTAAACGTTCATCATAGTCTTCTGAATCTTCTAATCTATGTGTAAACAAATTAGTATCATTTATAAAGTCTTCTCCACCCTTAGCACTATTGTAATACAACTCCCATTTATCGAGGTTGTCTGTATATTTTGGGTGTTTTCGTTCACTAAGCTTCATACCTACTTAACCCCTCTTTTATTCTGGCTTGTTATAGTTTTAAATCTTGGCTTCTTTGCAATTTCTATACATGATGCTAGAGCATCAGGAAAATCATCGTGCTCATCATCTTCTCCTGTGAATGAACATAATTGTTCAATTCCAAGTGCATACTGCTGATTAGCACGTCTTTTGACTGAATCAAATATAACAGTACCGTCCAATAACAATGGTATAATACCTTCAACACGCATTTTTTTATCATGGTATTGATTTATTTCCTTTACGGGAATATATAGGCCTTCTTTGCGTGACTTCTTTCTCAAGTTATCTGCTACAACATACTGAAAAGCGTTCGTCTCTACACCAAACAGTTTGTAATGAAATTTTTCATTACAGTCTATAATAACATCTATTTGACTATCAACATCCCTGCGTTTCATATTTACATCAACAACAAGCAGTAATCCAGTTTTTAAATCACGTAATAGTGTAACTATACAGCTATAATCTCCCGAATCAGCTTTTTTGCCTAAACTTGGATCTAAGAAACCAAAATTTGGATTTCTTCTATTGTCTAATATGGTACGTATAGAAGGATTTGTACTAAAATTTTCAAAATGTAATTGATCTTCTGTTATTAATATTTTAGTAGGATCAACTGCTTCATTCTGTTTCTCAGTTGCAAAACTAGCTGGTCTAGTGAGTTTTACAACCATCAAATTATAATAAGGATCACCTTCGGGCCACAATACATCTGTACCCTCAAGCATTTCTTTTTCGTGTTCTAAGAAAAATTGGTAAGCCGTATTCTCTCTACTTATATCAAAGACGTTTTTGTACAACTCTGCCCACTTATCCCACAAATAAGATGTAGAGAATTTTCTAACAGCAGAAAATCGTTTACTATTCCATTCTGGATACTCATTTGGATCTAATAGAGCATTCAGCAGGGAATCTTTACCAAGTACAGTTCCTACAACCAAAAAATCTGTTAGCGTACCCTCCTCACCACCAACAAATGCAACATCCTTATCAAACCATTGGTGTCGAATAAAATCCCGCTTAGATTTGGAACGAACCATCTCTCCATTCTCCAAATCATCCATGCATATTAAATCCGGTCTATGGATACCAAAACGACGACCACGCACTTTATTCCCAGTACCGAGTGCCATCATTTTAACTTCGTTATTGGTTATGATTTCATTTAGTCGCCACAACTTACCTTGACCACATACATGTGGAAAATCCTTTATTAACTTTACATTATGTTCTAACTCCTGTTTAAGATCAAATAAGAATTCTTCGGCTTGTCCTGCGGTATCAGATAATAGTATTATAAATTTTTTCTTGTTGTAGGCTATACACCATAGGGGGAATATGAGAGATATAATCGAGCTTTTGCTATTGAAACGCGGGGCTGCAATAGCTTTCTTGAAACCTCTTTTTCTTTTTATTATAACATGTTTTTTACGTTTAGCGTATTCTTTATTCAGCATACCATACAAGTATCTATGCAATTCGCTACTCGGTTGTTTCAAGTAATGTGGAAAATACCGTACTGCGAATGCATACATATTATTTCCACAAACTTCAATAAGAGCTTTTATTTCTTCTGGTGTTAGGTGGGCTTCTTGTTCAATTCTTTCTTCAGCACGGGGGGGTTCTGGATATACAGCTTCAATATGTGAACCTACTCTTCTGCCTTTTTTTACTATTTCAAATTCATTCTCTTCCCAGAAATTATCTTTTCTATTTATAGCAAATTCTTTTCTATCTCCCGAATCCCGCCCATACGTGTTTAGTCTTCTATAGAAATCTTCTTTTATCTTTGCTAATTCTCTATTATCAAAATAATCAACTAGGTAATCTGGCAATTGTCCATCATATTCTTGTGATTTTTCTATTCTATCTTCTACTACATCTTCTCTATTTTCGTATCTAGCCATTATTATATTTTGCTCGTAACTTCTCTTCGTGTCCATCTATTAATGATCTTGCGATCTTCTCTTGTACACGAGTCGATATAGTATCTGGAACAGTTTCATAATTATTTTGTGTATTTATTTGTATAAAGGAATCCACCTTCATATTGTCGAGGCCATACAGTTTTGCTCTTGCCTGAATTGCCTCCAACCAGCTGGAAAAGAACTTTTTAATGTCATTTGATGTAGACTCTATATTATCTCTATATTTCTCAAACAAGGCTTTTGCCTCGCCTGTGGCTTCAGAAAGTTCGAGATAGAGCTCTTGACGTTTTTTAGCAACTTCTGTTGAAGTAAGATCGGCTACTGCCAACTCATCAAGATATATTCTACTACGTATGACTGTAGGTAAGGACATACCAAGTTTATTGCAGATATCTTGGTTTGATTTACCTTCGTCTACGAGTTCCTTCATAGCTTGCAACCGCTTGAAACGGTCTACAGTGCTTACATTTCCTACTGGCATTATTCTCCTTTAAAATCAAACAGTTATAGCGCCGAAAGCTGCTTATCCTGTCGTCACAAGAAAAGTGTGCCTAAGTAGCTATAATTTTTTAAGATAGGTGTTCGCTATATGTCTTTTGGATAGGTCTTACGGAGTTTTAAAATACATTTTCTCATATAGAATTGCACAGCAGATCTCGATATATTTAATTTGTTTGCAATTTCATACTGAGACAAGTTGTAATTAAAGTATAAATCAGCAACTTGTTTTTGTCGAGGGCTTAGGATATGATATTTTGTTGCAGAGAAATCTATCAATTCTGGACTCTTATCTGTACTCCATTCTATCTCATCTTCGGTACTAAAATTTTCTATCTCATCTTTTTTTAGTATCCACTCATTACTCCAACTAACTTTATCTTGTGAGGCCCAGGCTTCGGCTTCCTTGCATAATTTGGTGCATATACTTTGTTTCTCACATTCTTCACATAACACATAAATCACTTCTTTCCTTTTATTAATTCTTCAATATTATTATCTCTGAACACATCTAGAACACCTGTAGCTGTAGCAAAACAGAGTGTGTCCATATCAAGTTTATCACTCATTAGATAATGTGCAGATATTGCCTTTAACATAGCAAATATAAAATTAAGCTTATTCAAAACTAAATTATTATACTTCATTATCATTATTTTTAATTCAGGTTCACTATGCAGTACTTCTGTTGTATCCGTATCCTCAAATTCATATGGGAATAATACATCATACACAAATCCACCAATCTTTAACTTTTTTGGAATATTATCATCACAGAATCTTATATTGTTACAAACAATTATTTCAAAAAAAGCCTTACCAAGTTGCTCTATGTCTGATTCTTCAAACGCATCCCCAAGATATATTGAATTAATACTATGCATCACTTCGTGCAAAAAAACTTCTAAGATTTTTTGCTTAGACATTGTATATGGCCCACTTTCAGCAGAAACTCGAATATAGCCTTTACCAGAATGCATACTTCCACGAAATTTAAAATCAACACACTTATACGGATATATTACATCAAAAGTTACAGGTCCAATTTTAACTGTTTTGGGGAATTTTATCAAGTTTTCTTTCATACAACTCCTCCTATATCATATATTGCTGGACCACTGTTAGATATGCCTTTAAATTCTCTATTATCAGCATCTCTCATCAAAATTTCATATTCTATTACAATATCTGTATAGGCTTTTACAAGTTTGGTATATTTATTATTTGTTTCCTCAACAGATATACTGGCCTCCTCCACAAACTTTGTAATCTCTATATTCTCCTTCTTTAGTTTAGAATGTTTTATATTAAGTCTGTCATATTTGGTTATAAGTATATTATATGAATTCTCAAGTTTAAAATAAGCAGTTTTATAGTCCATCATTCACCTCCACTATTCGCAGCCAACGTTTCTTTAGTAAGCTCTTCAGGTTCCAATTCCTTTGCATTATCAAGCATATACACACATACTTCCATTGCACCTTGTTCAGTATAACCAAACTTCTTTTGCAAATTACTAATAAGTAGATTAACACCTCTTTTTACTTTATCATCATATATTTCATTAAAATTAGAACTGCCATAATCTTTTATTGCAGCTCTGAAATTGAAATTTACTACAAGAGTATCAAGTACTTTTTCCTTCAATTGGGATGTGTATCTCTTATATAGAGTCTTGTATAATTCAGTTTCAGTTATATCTTTTCCTTCAACTATAATTTCCTGCCCAAGCGTCTCTGATGTATATTCACTTAATATATTTTCTCTGAAATTCTTTATCAGTCTTTCTTCATAATGCGTACCAACTACTTTACCTTCTTTCATTCTAACAGTTTTTGGTAAACTACATATATAACATTCAACCCTATATAAGAATTCTTCTGTTATTTCAATCCTATCACCAGTAAAATCACATATTTTGGTATCACCAATATCCCAGTTTAGTGCATATATATAATTTTGCACATCATTTGAAATCTGCTTTGTGTTGTAGTCATACATAGCCTCCTTCATTTCTTGTAATGTAGTATAATGATATAACTGCAACAGAGAGTCTAAAAATCCAACAACTATTTCCTTTGGTGCCTTTTTAATTTTAGCAAAATAATTATATAGAATTTGCATATTTATTAATTTATCTGATTTTGAATATGTAGTATAAAATTCACTAAACATAGATATAGATGTTCTACCAGAAAATCCTTCATCCCCCTCTTCCTCAGATTTGTTTATAATCATTCTACGTATCTTAGATGTAAAATTCTTTCTATCTATTTCAGTTAACCAAGTTGGTATATTACCAGCATATATTTCCATTTTAAGTAAATGCCAATGAACATCACAGTGATTAATGTATATAGATGGGTCTTCGAGCCAATCATCCTCGATATATTTAGATATATTTTTAAGTCTTGATGAAATCATAATCTTAGCAAAATTTCTCAATACACGAGGTAGAAAGTTATGTTCTATTTCTTCACCAAATATATTTTTATAAATAGATATTTCTGTATCCACATCTAAAACATAAGGTGTATATATATACATTATTCTATCTTCGTAGGACTTTATATTAGTTATATTTTTTATATCTTCTGTATTAGTGACAGATACAAAAAGGGAATTCACTCTTTCCTCAAAATTATCTACCTTTCTTATACCCTCACTAATAATATTATGCAGTTCGTTAAATCTTGCAATATTATTGTCTTTTATATCCATAAGGGCATAGATACCATTATTTGTTGGTGCATTTCTCGAATGTATATATTTTACTTGTCCTTCGCCAAATATATTGTCTAATTTCTTTTGTAAGGCTATATTTACTATAAATTCTTGTTTCAGTGGTGTTTTATCTGCTGGGTTATATATAGTTATGCCTTCACCAAGTTTGCGATCAAATTTACGTGGTCTAGCATAAACCATGTCAAATATTTCTTTAGCCTTATACTTTTCAGATAATTTATCATATATAGAAGAACAGACAGCACAAGTTTCTTCTCTAAACAACCACTCATATCGTCTATCTAATAAAGCATCTCCAACTAGTTCTTCTATAAAATCTCGTCTCATAGATTTTGGTATTGCAGTGAATGGGTGACCATGACATGGACAGGGTATTTCTTCATATCCACCAGTTTTTCTGGCAACTTTATTAACAGTTCTATCATCTTTTTTATATACTGTTATCATTTCGTACGGAATTCTCCACACCAACTCATAACAACCACCTTCTACAGAATTGGCGTATTCCTGGAATCTGGACAACAGACTATTCAAAAACACGCTTTTACCACATCCTGGGGGACCCTTGAATACATATATTTTATTTTGCTGTGTTCCTTTCGTCATAGCATGTGTAAGATACATTAAACGATTAGCAAATAACCTATCAGCAAAAAATGGTTCATCCATATTATACACAAGTAAATCAGTGCAATCATAATGCATAAACCCTATAGATTCTGGATCATTAGGATATTCGTTGATACCTTTCCCAACATAAAATTTTACCATATCATGAAACATCTGAAATATGCTTCTTGAGACCTTCTGTGGCGCTCGTTTGAATAAATCGACGAATTCATTAAACGACAGAGTAGGTCTGACTTTCTGTTTGTCTACGTTGCTATATAAGTTTGTTAGTGCTTCCACTATAATTTCTCCTTACCTGTGTAACTCCATTCAACATGATCCAACGGTGCTGTAGATGTCCGCCTAACTGGTTTAGTCACATCCTCTAACTTTTCTATTCTTTCAGTTAACTCTTTTATAGCCAACTCTATTTTCTGTAGTCTAATTTCTATATTAGTTGTCATTTTACCCCCGCCGAATTAAGTGAATAGACTACTGTACCATTATCAGTAGACCTACCCCACGTATTTTCACCATCTGTATTAGTTGTATGATAAGTAACATCCCAATAGTACCAACGGCAAGGTCTTTCCCAAATTGGGTAAACTGGATATGGGTTTGGCACATACATAGTTTCTTTATCGCCGAAAGTCTCATTTAGTAATTCTCTCAATTCTTTAGCTTCTTCTAAAGTTAATGTTACCTCTTTCTTACCAATTTTAATATTGATATTTGACACTTTTACATTTTTTGTCATTTCTTCCTCCTAGAAACTTTCTTATCGTCTGTTATAGTATATATGATTCTTTCCCAAGTTATATCTGTTTTATTCTCTTCCACAGATTGCGCTGTCATAGCAGCTCTCCACAGAGGAGAAGGAGTTGATAATACCTTATCTTCTGCTGTTGATGTTTCAATTTCGCTAGTTTCTAATAACACATTTCCTCCCCAAAGAAAATATATGCCTCTCATCACATTATCAATATAAGGAGTTATAAGTTGCTTACCTTCAAATACATGATTTATATACAAAGACCCCTTCGCTTTTACGCATCCTTCGGGATTAATCTCTATACACGGCGGATGTGCCAAATAATCAAGAATCTGTGTTTTATAATCTTTCAACTTCCTACTTTTAATATAATACTCTCTTGTGCCACGTTGCTCATTTATTCTGGCACCAATAACACACAAATCATATCTTTTCATAAAATCATCTGTAACATATGTATTCAGAAACTGAAAATCAGACATAGTTTTACGAACTTTAAAAATAAGATCTTTTCCAGTTCCAGCTTTCTTGTCAAATGATTTTCTATCTTCTTCGTTCAATAAAGATATATATTCTCTTGAGTATTTACCTTTATTACCCAAATCATATATATATTCAAATAGTCTCATCCCTATAGCATATGGGTTTAAACCAATTTGCGGTAGGGAAGTGACATTGGCATGTGTACGTGCAAAATCCACTTCGTGGCTCTTCATCCTATCATCCTGCATGAACAATGTCTCGTGAAGAAATGATGCCCAACCTTCATTGACAATTTTTGTGATTATCTGAGGTGAAAAATACATAGAAGTATTTCTGACAATCGTTATTACGTCTTTCATCCACCTATTCTGCTTTTCATTCAGGAATGGTGAGTATTCTACTAAATATTGCATTAAATCGGTAATTTTAACAGTTTCACTCTCTTCTTCAAGATAATTATCAAAAAGAGCTTCAAATTCCGGGTACTTTGCACTTACATCTAAGAAAAACACATCAATATCATCTGTAGAGTTAAATCTTTCTATTTCCTTTAAATAATCTTGCTCAACTTCGTCTAATTGCAAAAATGCGTCAAAATAGTAGTCTATTTTCTTATCAATCTTACTTTTTTCAATTTCAGTGTGTTTTACATTTAAATCACCAAAATAGTTAACAAGATTGTCTATTCCACGAGTAAATTCAATCACATAATCAACCCACCTACCGTGTTTTGATCTTAGACTGTCAATTATGCGTTTATCAGACAATGCTTGTTG